TGATTCGATTAAAGAATCTGCAGAAACGGGCAACACTAAAGATGTTAAAGAAGGATTAGGTTGGTGGCAGAAAATCTTCAAAGGTGTTGCTACTCTAGGTGCTGGAATTTTAATTTACGAGAATTGGGATAAGATTAAAGACGGTCTAATAGGCATTAAAAACTTTATTCATGGAACGTATAAATTCGTTGCGAATAATTGGGATACATTTAAACTAATACTTGAAGGGACAGCAATTGTATATGCTGGAGTTTGGGCAATCGAGAAATCAATCGTTGGTTGGAAAGCATTAGTGCTTATTACTGGCACAACTATAACTGCAGCAAAAGCAACTACTGTATTACTTTCTGCAGCATTTACTACTGTGAAAACGCAGTTAGGTTTAGTCCTTGCTGCAGTTACACCTTGGTTACTACCAATCGCAGGAATCCTTTGGGCAGGTAATGCCCTTTTAGATGCGTTTGGTGAAGCAGATAAAGAATTTGAAAAGACTGGAAGTGCGTGGGAAGCAGTTAAAGCAGGTACAGCACAATTCCACGAATCTTTAATTACTGGTCCATTAGATCTAGTAACATCAATCGCAGCATGGGTTGCTGGTGTATTTGGTTTCCCTGAGATAGAAAAGAAACTTAATCAAATTGATTCTAAAAAACTATATGATGATATGCAACGTTGGACAACTGACCTGATTCAAGATATGTTTGATTGGATTAAAGATTCTTTTAATGCTGTTAAAGATTGGTTATTCCCTGACCCAACAGAAATAAAACAAAGTGTTATGTCCGACCCTAATATTCAACCATTAGAAACTTTAACACCTGGAATGATTCGATCGATCGAAGAATCTGGAGCAAACCAAGGGTTCTTACTTCAAAGGGATAAAGAAGCATATGATTCTGTTTTACAACACATCAAAAATAAGGAAAGTGTGAATACACCATCAGGTAATGGTGCGGGTGACCAGATTATTAGAGGAACGATTGATGGTGTTCCAATTTCAACGTCTAATAATACTACTGTTGCTCCAATTAATAATACTGTTCAGAATAACACTAGCAACAGCACCACAGTGATGCAACCAATCAACACACAACCAAGAGGACCATCTATTATGGAAGGGCAAATGATTAGGAATTTATTAGTACCATATTAACCAATAATAGCAATAACGTTTGACTCACGCATAACCATATATTCAGATTCCATTTCTGTTGCTTGTGCTAATTCAAACATAACCATATCACCTGCTTTAACAGTAAGTGGTACAACTTCGCCATTCTCTCTAAGTCCTGGACCAGTAGCAACTACCATTCCCCTATTAGATTTGTCTTGCGCAGTTTGAGTTAAGATTAACCCACTCTCAGTTGTATTTTCAGTTTCTTCTACCTTTACGATAACTCTATCGTGTAATGGTTTTAAATCCATTTTATTTCTCCATTATTTTATACCAAAAACCCAGCGATTAAACTGGGTCTCATTAAAACCGTTTAAGGTTTAATCCTCTTCAGCAAGTTTCTCAAAGAAAGACAATGACTCATCGTCATCACCAGCAGTGGCAGTTGCCATTACAGGTTCTTTCTTAGTTTCAGTAACAGGTGCTTCAACTACTTCTTCTGCTCTATCAAAATCTTCAGCAGTAGTCTTAGGTGCTGTACCATTCAAACCTAACACACGATTCAGTTTGGTTTCTAACTCAGCATATGACTTAAACTTCTTAGGGTCTAGGAATTCTTGTAATGAATATAGAGAATTATATACTTTCTCTAGAGCATCATCGTCATCTAGTAACGCACTTGCTGTATCAAAGTCAGACTTATCGTAGTTACGATATCCTTCAACCTTACGAATCTTCAATTTAAAGTCAGCACCTTCCCATAAATCAAACGGGTTTACTGCATTCTCATCCTCGAACTCTGGATTCATTGCTTCATTTAACTTATCCCAAATCTTCTTACCATATTGGTATAAGAATACTTTACCCTCATTAGCAGGGTTGCCTGGATCTTTAACAACATAAATGTTAGAAAAGTATTTAAGACGTCGCTTTTGTTTTCTTGCTTGATCTTTACCAGCATCAGTTCCATTGTTCCAAAGGGTAGAGTTGTACTCACCTAATGGATCTTTTTCACCGATAGTTGTTAAAGAGTTTTCGATGTACCATCCACCTGGACCTTGGAAACCGTGGTCGAAAATTCGAACCCATGGTAAATCCTCACCACTTGGTTCTGGTAAGAAACGAATAACTGCATAACCATTACCAGACTTATCTACTTCAGGTTTCCACAGACGTTCATCTGCACCACCCCAACTCGATTTGGTTTGTAATTTTTCAGTTTCTTGGATTAACTTGTTGAGAGAAGAACCTCTCGATTTTTTTAAACTAGCGAAATCGCCCATATTTGTACTCCGTATTGTATTTTATTTTATTGTATTATTTTTATTCACATTCAGATAGAACAATCTATCCTTTTCATCATCTACACCTTTATTATACTATAAACCCACCCGAAAGTAAAGTTTTTAGTAGAATTCTTTTATTATATTTTTGTATTTGTTTTTATCCACTTGTAGTCTATTATGAAGGAACGGTTTATAATTCCTCATCCTATCTACAAATTCATTTAAAATTGTATCATTGTATTTATACCACTTGTCAGAGTAGTTTATCACGTCATCAAGTATGACTGCAGTCTCCAACGATATCTTATTCCTTGCGTGTAATCTAAACAGTAATGGGTGTTTGTTATCATCCATAGTAAAGACTTTATTGAAGTCCTCTTCATAATTGTATATGACATCCATATCTTGCTTAAACGTATAAGTCATTGACTCAGTTACTTTCTGCCACTTCTTATAGTTTACTTGATTGTTCTCTTGTAGCAAGTTGCCAATCCACGAGTCACTATTACGGGTGATGTTTGCTACGATGTAATCAATAAATTCTTCGTGGTCAAACTTCTTAGATGCCTTCTCGAAAAAGTATTTGTCTTTACGTGCTTCGTAAGACAATTCAGATGCTCTTACCTTGCCTTTATACTTAAAGAAGTCATAGTTTCTATTTGAGAAGTGTTGCTTAATTGCGAGATAAGTTTTATATGTATCATAACCGTTCATGGTCAAATTCATTAATATACCCAAGTGGCCACAGAATTTCGTTCGCCTTTTGTTATTTGGGTTACTCTGTGCGGGTAGAGAAAATTTGAAGGGAATATTATAACTTCACCTTTCTTTAATGGGTACGATTTCTGCCCATCAAACATTTCAAATTCACCGCCCTCAAATCCGTCATTCAATAATAATACCATTGTCAGTGTCGGTATTCCTCTGATGTTCCCATCATTTTCAAATATGCTGTAAATGTGGTCGCAATGCAGTCTCATTTCAGAATTTTCTTTATACTTAATATATTTTGGCGGCACAAATCCATTCCAACTCGCAAACCAAGGTGCATCTACATCCATTACATACTTTGATAAACATTGCCAATAACCATCAATAATTAGTTTGTGGTTTCCTGATTCAACTTCTCCAGTATAATTTAATGGTTGACGTATATCTTTGCCTGCTACGTCATTATAATCTGAGAATTTATGAATTTCAAAATTCCTTGTCGTCAAATCTTTCAAAACGTTATCACATTGTTCATCATCAAACATTTGAAATGTTTTAACATAATTTTCCAAGTTCATATTCAAATTGGCAACCTCGCAGACTTTTCTAGATAGTTTAGGTCTTGTGCTTCAACTTTAATCTTTTCTTTAATCAAAGGGCAGAGTAGTTTTGCTGTGTCTTCAATCTCAAATTCGTGCTCATCACACCACCATACAATAGCATCAATATAAGGTATCTTCTTTTCAATTACCAGACGTTCAACCATCTGTGAGAACTTTTCTTTGTTTAAGACTTCAATCATTATAACCCTTTTATTAATGTATAGATATATTATACTATAAAAAGGGTTGAAAGTAAAGTTAGAACGGCATTAAACTTCTAGCCATACCTTGAGGACTAAACTTGTTTGACATATTACCAACAGCACCATTCATTAAATAGACTTGCCTATTCATCACGGATAGGTTATCATTCATTTCCATAGTAGTATTATTCATTGTAGTCATATCTCTATTAATAGACTCCATTGAATAAGTCATGGCATTCATATTTTCTCTGATAGAATGAAGGTCCGCAGAACCTTGTTCAAACGATTTAGTCCAAGACTCCATATGTGAACCAACTACTAACCCAGCATATACAAAAACAACTGCAGCCGACAGTTGAGATAAAGCAGTTATCCACGAACACCATTTAGATTGACACGACATATAATACCTTTTAAACCGATATTATATTTAGGTATTATCTAAACACAGCCAGTTGGTTGAGGCAAACCACCATACTTAGTAATAGGTTTCAATGGACCAGTTAGCCATTCTTTGAATAGTTTACCTTTATCAATTCCAACATACTTCGCAAATGTTCTGATTGGTGGTACACTTGAATTCTCATCAAAGTATTCTCTCGCCTTTTCAATCTGCATCACTTGACTTTCTGTTAATGCAATCTCATCTTCCGTTGCCATTTCATGCATAACATCTAATGACCATATTGTTGGGTCGACTAAGTACCCATTTCCTGTTCTTTCTAAACTCATATTATACTCCTAGTATTGAATTAGTATTTATACCCAACTGTTTTAGTAGGGTTCTTCAACTTATATTATACTATAATTTCTCTTGGAAGTAAAGTTTTAATCGACTTTTTTATAAATAGGTTGAATAGAGGGCAAGACGAACAAACAAAGGAAATAGTATGGAAACATTAACAACATTAATGATAGACTTTTGGCAAATAACTTTGGTTGCTGGACTAGTTATTATTGGAGCAGTGATTAACTTCATTGACAAAGACTTCACTACAAGTATGACATTCAAGAGTAAAGAGATGCCTCATATGAAACCAATTTCAATCCCTACTAAGGGTAAAGGTTTTTGGGGTGCTATTTGGATGTGGTTAATGGCGACTCGTACTTGGGAAATTACTAAAGACTTTCACTTCTCAATTAATGGTGAAAACTTTATCATTCCTAAAGGGTTTGTATTTGATGGAGCATCTATTCCTAAGTTCTTACATACGTGGTTAAGTCCAGTTGGTGTATTACTGATGGGTGGTTTGGTTCACGACTATGCTTACAAATATACTGTTCTTTTAAAGAAAGGTAAAAAAGGTGCTAGTGATGTTATGACTCAAGCAGAAGCAGATGTTACGTTCCGTGATATTAATATTGAGGTTAATGGATTTAGACTACTAAACTATCTTGCATACTATGCATTGAAACTTGGTGGATTCTTTGCTTGGAATGGTCACCGTAAAGTTGGTGCTGATTGGAAAGAAACAATATAATGTTTAAGTCTATATTATTAGTATTGTTTCTAAGCACATCTGTATTCGCTTTAGATCCTATTATAACAGATTCAACGTCAAAGAGTTCTGTTCATACTACGGGTGATATAACCACAACGGTTAAGTCTCCACCTCCAAGTGCTATATCACCTTCACTTTCTGGTGGTAATGGTAATGACCAATGTATTATTGGTGTTGCTGGGGCAGTTCAAACACAGATTCTAGGTATCTCAATGGGTTCAACTATTAGAGATATGAACTGTGAACGATTAAAGAACTCTAAGACTCTATTTGATATGGGTATGAAGGTTGCTGCGGTATCAGTCCTGTGTCAAGATGTAAGAGTATTTGATGCTATGATGATGGCAGGAACACCTTGTCCTTATAATGGTATCATTGGTGCCGATGCAAGAATTGCTTGGGATAACGATGCTGAGAATAGACCTGGTGCTGAAGAAGAGGAGGAAGATGATGGTTCAAATGCGATACTTGGTGGTCTTGGCACTAGCCTTGCTGCATTCTTATTCCTACTCTAAGACTGAATACGGCACAACAAATAATGCTGCCGCCACGAGTCTTGATTGGGTAATGAAAAATGTGTTACCTGACGTTGGTAACTTAGAAATTAATGGAGTGTATTACCAATATACCCCAGAGAAAGTAACAGCAGATGATATGAAAGTACATGTTCAAAATGAGAACATAGATGGTACTGGATATATCTTTAGAGAAACAGATGATTGGAGTGGA